TTTTATGTAGATGCCACAGGCTCATTTGTATTTCAGGATCGTGCGCTTACTTCATCGAGCGTGGCCGCCACGCCTACAGTTTTCACCGATGATGGCTCACCTGGCCTGCTTTACTTTGATGCAGCCTGGGTGCTAAACGATGTGCTTATTTACAACCAGGCCAACATCACACGCAGCGGCGGCAGTACTCAGGTGGCTACAAATCAGGCATCGATTGATAAATACTTTTTGCATAGTTATACCCAATCAGACCTGCTAATGCAGACCGATGCCGTGGCTTTGGATTATGCCCGGGCTTATGTGGCAAGCCGCGCTGAAACTAGCGTGCGGTGCGATGCCATTGTGCTAGACCTTTATACGCCTGATTACGATGCAGGCATAGTTGCAGCCCTAGATTTAGATTTTTTTGACCCAATCACAGTACAGACTACTCAGCCAGGCTCAACTAGCCTAGTCAAAACCCTGCAAATCTTTGGTGTGGCTATGAGCATCAACCCGAATAGGTGGCGCGTACAATTTACTACGCTAGAACCTATTTTAGACTCGTTTATATTGAACAGCACACAGTATGGCGTTTTAGGTACTAACACGCTTTCTTACTAAGGAGATAGAAATGGCAATATCAGGCTTTCCAACCGTAACCGGGGATGTGCTGACTTCATCCACGATGAACTCGCTAGTGCAATTTGATGTAGTAACACAAACAGGCGATTACACAGCGACTACCAACGACAATTACCAAGAGATATTTTTAATGAATAAGGCCACGGCCATAGCCTTTAAAATTCCAACTAACGCTACTACGGCATTTCCCATCGGCACGGTGCTTACAGTTTTATCAATCGGCGTGGGCGTTACGACAATATCCGCGGTAACACCTGGCACTACTACGGTGTTAAGTAGCGGTGCAGTAGCAGCCAGCCCAACCCTTGCACAGTACAGATCAGCAGCCTGCATCAAAACTGGCACAGATACTTGGTATGTTGTAGGTGCGGTTTCTTAATGATCGCTAATTTATTGCCAGCATTATTGCGAGGTGGCGCGCCAGGTTCACCAACATCTGTAGATTATTTAGTAGTTGCGGGTGGTGCGGGTGGTGCAAGCGTTTGGGGTGGCGGTGGTGGCGCAGGTGGTTTGCGTTGTACCGTAACTGCAACAGGCGGCGGCGGTTCATTACCTAGTGCGTTAGCCGTTACTAAAGGCACACCATTTACAGTAACGGTTGGCGGTGGCGGCGCGGTAGATGCCAATGGATCAAGTTCAGTTTTATCCACAATTACATCTACAGGCGGTGGTACTGGTGGTATTGGTGTTACTACAAACACTGGTGCAACTGGTGGTTCTGGCGGCGGCGGTGGCGCTCGTTTAGGCGTTGGCGGCGCTGGTACTGCAAATCAAGGTTATGCAGGTGGTGATGCTAATTATGGTGGTGGTACATCTACATCCTCAGGCGGCGGCGGTGGCGCAGGCGCAGTTGGCGGTAATGCTGTTGGTACAGCATCAAGCCCGGCAGGTAATGGTGGAAACGGAGTTGCAACTGTAATTTCTGGTAGTTCTGTAACTTATGGCGGCGGCGGTGGTGGCGCAGGCCGCACAGGTAACGCTCAAGATGGCGGTATTGGTGGCACAGGCGGCGGCGGCCGTGGTGCTGGTGCAGCATTAGGTGCATCAACAGCAGGCACAGTAAATACAGGCGGCGGCGGTGGTGGCGCAGATAGCGCGTTTGTCGCATCTGCTGGTGGTTCAGGAATTGTAATTATTCGTTATGCAGATAGTTTGGCAGATTTAACATCTATTGGCGGTGGTTTAACTTATACATTAACAACTACTGGTGGATACAAAATTTACACATTTACAGCGGGAACAGGATCGGTAACTGTCTAATGGCTCATTACGCATTTTTAAATGAAAACAATATAGTTACCGAAGTAATTGTTGGCAAAGATGAAACCGAAGTAATTGACGGTTTAGACCCAGAGACTTGGTACGGCAATTACCGAGGCCAGACATGTAAGCGTACAAGTTACAACGGCAACATACGCTATAACTACGCAGGCATCGGCTATACCTATGATGCAGATGCAGATGCTTTTATAGCACCGCGCCCTGAGTGTGGTCATAAAGAATTATTCCTAAATGATTTATTCAAATGGAATTGCCAGAGGTGTGATTTAGATGCTGACCAGTTATAACGGCTGGCCTGCCAGTAAAGACCAGGCAGAGATAGGCGTAAAGCCATTTCCAATTAAAGGCACGGCTATCAAGATCAGGTGCGCTAAGGATGCCGGGCCACTACTGGCTGCATTTGCTGCAGAATTCCACGCGCTTATTGAACCGATCGATGAAGGTAAATTAGATGATTGGGCTTATGCCTTTCGCATGGTACGCGGTACAACAGACAAACTATCGTGCCACAGTAGCGGTACAGCCATTGACCTAAATGCCACACAGCACGCGCTAGGCAAGATCGGTACATTTCCAGCGGAAAAAGTGCCAATGATCCGCGCCCTGGCTAAAAAATATGGTCTTACATGGGGCGGCGATTACCGCAACCGTAAGGATGAGATGCACTTTGAGGTATCCATTAATCAAGAGCAGGCAAGAAAACTAACCAAAAAATTAGGGCTAGACGGAGACAAAAATGCAGGAGCAAATTAAAGCAATAGCACTAAGTTATGGCCGCGCTGCGGTAGCAGCCGTGGCTGCGCTTTACATGGCAGGTGTAACCGATCCACGCACACTAGCCAATGCCTTTATTGCAGCCGCAATAGGGCCTGCACTAAAAGCCATCGACCCAAAAGCAAAAGAGTTTGGCATAGGCCGTAAGTAATGCACAAACTGATAGGGGCGGTAATCCTTTCGCTGCTCCTATCAGGGTGCGGTTATCAAGGATGGGTGAGATATGAGTGCCAAGAATACGAAAACTGGGCAAATGCTGAGTGCCAACCGCCTGCCTGTGAAGTGGTGGGTACATGCACCCGGGATTTACTCCCAAAAGAAGTATATGAAGCGCCTAACACCTGAGCAGTTACATGCCAGGCTAATTGTGTTTATTGGATGCACACTAGCCCTGGTCTTTGCTTTTAGCGTATTGGGGATGCTGTACGCCCTTATTTTTGTAACTCAGCCTATTGGCAATCAAGCGCCCAATGATCGAGCGTTTATCGATTTACTTACCACGCTAACGATCTTTTTAACAGGTAGTTTAGGTGGCGTACTGGCTGGTAACGGCCTTAAATCTAAGCCTAAACAACAGGATGAGGAAATAAAACCTTAGACTTTGGCGTGTCTAACCTTGCTTTATGTCGGTGCTGCGCTTTACCCTTTTAGTAATGGTTGGAAGGCCAGGATAAAACTAAACTAAGGGGCTAAAATGGATATGGAAATGTTGTTTGCGTGGGCTATGTTGTACACGCTAGGCGTGGCAGTTGTGTTTTACTCAATGGGAGTAACTGCAGGCCGTAAGGATGGATACCTACGTGGCCGCGCTGCAGGTATGCGCATTGGTGCAGATCGCCGGGTGTCTCAATGATTAACTTTGATGAATATGAGGATGTAAACGCTCGCATTAAGCGGTTCAGAGCAGCACACCCTGTTGGCCGTATTGAAACCGACATTGTGGAGTGTGATCTAGTCAAGGGTTACATCTTGGTACGCGCTCGCGTTTATCGGGAACATGAGGATATTGTGCCAGCCGCCGTGGATTACGCTTTTGGCCGTCAAGACTTTTACCGCGAAAATATGAAGCGTTGGATGGTTGAGGACACAGTTACATCGGCCATTGGCCGTGCCATTAGCCTACTTATGCCAGTGGAAGCCCGGGCAACGAAGCAAAACATGGAGCAGGTGGAAAATGCACCAATCGTGGATGTTTGGGCAACCGTGCCAGCGGCCGAAGGCAGTGCCGTATCGATTGGCTCAGCCGTTGAGATGCTTAAAACCCAATTAGGTGGTGAGATTACCGAAACCGTGCCTACATGCTCACATGGTCGGCGCATCTGGAAGGAAGGCGTAAGCAGCAAAACTGGGAACGCCTACAAAGGATGGGTTTGTGCTTCTCCTACAAAGCCACAATGCCCTGCAGAGTGGGTGAAGTAATGAGCGATCGCGCCTTTATGAACAGCATCAGGCAGTTGGAGTTTGCCGTGTCCATGATTGAGATGGTTTTGAAGCAAGCCCATGAGGATGATAAAACATCGTTGGAATTCAGCGCCATCCGCATGAGTACTAATGCCATCCTCAACCAATCAGAGGATAAAAATAAATGCCTGTTGCGGATACATCAACGCTTAAACAAAATCATTAGCGAGGTAAAGCCAAATGGGTGAATTTGAGATAATCAACCTAAATACAGGCAAACGCCTACGCGTTGAAAAAGACGGTACAGAATTACGCGATGAGGTTGTGCCGCCTGCGATCGAGTGGTGCGACAAAGGCCAGCATTTTGCACCCAAACTACATGGCCAAGATGTGTACAACACCTTATGGATTTGCTTGGCCTGCCAACAATGAACCGCGTGGTGCTTGATTACGCGCAAGAGATTGAGGCACATCAAGTGGGGTTTGCCCGGGTTTACGCCCTTAAAGGCCGCCCCGATCATCCAGGCAGGTTTAACAAAGGCATTAGCCTGCATGAATTTATAGGTGAAAACGCTGAGGCTGTAGGTGCTGAGATGGCTGTGGCCCAATTCTTTGGGCTGCGCAACTTTAAACCTACGCTCAACACCTTTAAAAATGAAGCCGATGTAGGTAGCAGGCTTGAAGTCAAATGGACTAAGTACGACAACGGCAGCCTGATAATCAACAAAACCGATAGGCAGCAAGATGTGGCCGTATTGGTTACTGGTCGCAGCCCGGCGTATTACATAGCAGGTTGGATACCTGTGAGCATGGCTAGGCAGGCCTGTTTTCACCATAAAGGCCAAGATAATTACTGGGTTACTCAGCGCGACCTATTCCCTATTAGCGATCTAAGGAGTAGCACACATGGCAACAGCATCGACTAATTGCCGAGTATGCAAGAAAATACAAAACCACAAAATAGTAACCGTTACCGATAACCTGCCGCCCGATGTACACGTGTTGGAGTGTATGGGTTGTGGTGTATTAGGTGTTATGCGTATCGATGTTGAACCTGAGCCTGAACCTCACCCTAATCAACTTATGGATTGGATGCACACTTGCCCTTGCGGCTATTCGCTAAAATCGGCTTATGGCTTCTTGGATGGCCAAAAAGAAGTTAGCAGGATGCTCGCATCACACATTAGGGCTATGCACATGCCTGTGGATAAAGATGTGTGAACAACCTATGAAACGATATTTGACTAGGGTGCTACGCTATGGTCGCGCTCGCGAGCCGCAACTGCGGATGGCTCGCCTGCGACTCACTACGCTATTGGGGGCGCTTACTGTTTTTACAGCGGCTTCTACAATACCTGCATATTCAAACGATACTGAGTTATATAAGTTATATGCACACATGAAAGTACTAGATGATAAGCAGTACAGATGCTTAGTTATATTGTGGCGTAATGAAAGCAACTGGCGGCCAACAGCCCGGAATAGCAAAAGCACTGCATTTGGTATACCCCAACTGTTAAAAATGAAAGAGACTAATCCATTTAAGCAGATAGATTTAGGCCTTAAATATATAAGTCATAGGTATTCTGGTGATACATGTAAAGCATTGGCTTATCATAAAAAGCGAGGTCATTACTAATGAGTACCAAAGCAGGCAACCATCGAGGCAAAACAGCCTACAAAAAGGCTAGGTTGATGGTGTTAAGGCGAGATAACTACACATGCTTCTACTGCCAGGGTGAAGCCAACCAGGTGGATCATGTTGTGCCTTTGGCTATTGATGACTCATTACACAACGCTATTAATATGGAAAACCTTGTAGCCTGTTGTGGTGATTGCAATAGACGTAAAGCAGCCAAGCCTATGCGTGTTTTTTTAGCCACTGCGCCTAC